GAAATTTACATGCGTTGTGCTGAACAGGTTTTCTGGGATGGTGCCTTGCGTCAGTTTGTCACCATCCTAGACGACTTTGGACAGAAAAAAGATTCTTCATCTAACCCTAACATTGAGTTCTTTGAACTAATTAGAATGATTGGTCCCTTTCCTTACCCGTTACACATGGCTAGTCTTAATGAGAAAAATTGCACCCGATTTGCTTCTAGTGTAGTAATGTGCTCCACCAACAACAGACACCTTCAAGTGGAGTCCCTTACTTATGAGGATGCAGTATGGAACCGTCTCACACAGTCGTGGGAGGTCAGAGTCAAGCCTGAATTTCTTAAACATGAGAATCGTCACGGTAGAGTTCTTTCTTCGCTAGACTTGGAAAAGATCAAAGCAGATTTGCCAGGATGGGAAATCAACCCATACATTTATGAGTTTGTGCGTTTCGATGCTAGACTTAGAAATGAGGATGATCCTTACACTGGTGAACGCCTTGGTTGGGATGACTTTATTGCTGAACTCAAAAGAGACTTACTAGAACGCTTGGAAGCTGGAACTAAACTTAACGATTGGCTTAACAAACACATGAAAGAAGAAACACCAAAACCAGTACGCGCCCCCCAGGTAGCACAAGTCGGAATGCATGACATCATGGACATCTACGCTCAGTCTGGAGAACAGACATTCGGAAACCGTAACAATATCAAACTTGACCAATTTCTCACTTGGCTCGCACAGATAGAGAAAGACCCCCTCAATCAGGATGATAGCTTAGTCTTAATGTACCACTCGTACTCAGCCTTCGAAAGGCGTGAGTGCACCAAGGATGTCAAAGAAGTTAATTTGTGTGATCACATTCCAATTATGATCCCCGACAGAATGTGGGACTTGCTAGTCATCGCTTTTCTCAAACATCGAGATAGCGGTAGTAACACCTCCCGAGTCATGAAAATGTGTGCCGACATTTACGCTAACGTAATGGAAAGAATGCCTAACTCCCTTCGCACGATTTACGCTATCGTTAAGAGAACCTGCTTGTCAATTATCAATGGTACTTGGGATTTTATAAAAGAACACAAATTGGCCGTGCTTGGTTTAAGTGTATTTAGTTATTGGGCTAACAGTTACATGAAAAAGAAAAACGAAACACCAAAGAACGAACCTGAAGTCTCAGAAAGTGATCCCAGAGTTTTACAACCAAGATCCCGCCCTGCTGCACGCAGTGCTGGACGTGCTATGGCCTCAAAGAACACCCGAGGTCGTCACAAAGCCGAGATGGGCCAGAGCCTGAATCAACTTGACGTTATCGATGTCCTGCGCAAGCAGCAGTATTTACTCACCGCTAACTACGCAGACGGTACTAATAGTGTTTTAGGTTGCTGCACCCAGCTCGTTGGGACTATTTTCATGATGCCTCACCATTTTTTTATGTTTTTGGAAAACGACAAACCCCTCACCGTGACTTTTAACCACAGCGACTCTAACAGAATTGCAATTACAAAGAACTACTGCGATTTGTTTGACGAATACGTTACCACCACCACTGAAGATGGAGATCCCATGGATCTTATGTTCTTCAGCATTCCTAATTTCATGCGTGGCAAAGATCTAACTCACCATTTCATGACAGACGAAGACTTGATTAAGATTTACGACCGTAAGTTTAGTGCCATGGTTACCGGACTCGATTATCACGAAGACTCCCACGTTTTTACAAGAGTGGGAGGCACCTGCACACTACCTAAGAGAGACATAATATCTGTAATTCTCAACGGTAGAAAAGCCAAGGAAACTGAAATTTTTTGGGCTGCTTCGCTAATCAAACACAACATCCCTACTAAGAATGGCGACTGTGGTAAACTAATCTCTTTAAACACCAACGCCGTTTCCGCAAAGTTTGTAGGTATCCACATCAGTGGCTCCAAGAATGGCGAAAATCATGGACAAGTAGTCACCCGCGACACGATTAAGACCGCACTCGCCCAATTCGACACCAGTAATGTCATTCCACTGT